AATCCTGTTGGACCTTGTATTCCTTGTAATCCTGTTGGACCTTGTATTCCTTGTAATCCTGTTGGACCTTGTATTCCTTGTAATCCTGTTGGACCTTGTGGTCCAGTTAATCCTGTCGCTCCTGTATCTCCTTTTATTCCTTGTAATCCTGTCGCTCCTGTATCTCCTTGTATTCCTTGTAATCCTGTCGCTCCTGTATCTCCTTGTATTCCTTGTATTCCTTGTAATCCTGTTGGACCTTGTGGTCCAGTTAATCCTGTCGCTCCTGTATCTCCTTGTATTCCTTGTAATCCTGTATCTCCTTTTATTCCTTGTGGTCCAGTTAATCCTGTTGGACCTTGTATTCCTTGTAATCCTGTTGGTCCAGTAGCTCCTGTTGCTCCTGTATCGCCCTTTAATCCTGTCGCTCCTGTATCTCCTTGTATTCCTTGTAATCCTGTCGCTCCTGTATCTCCTTTATCGCCCTTTAATCCTGTGTCTCCTTGTATTCCTTGTAATCCTGTCGCTCCTGTATCTCCTTTATCACCCTTTAATCCTGTCGCTCCTGTATCTCCTTTATCGCCCTTTAATCCTGTGTCTCCTTGTATTCCTTGTAATCCTGTCGCTCCTGTCGCTCCTGTATCTCCTTTTATTCCTTGAATACCCTGAATGCCCTGAGGACCAGTGGGACCAGTAGGACCAATCAAAGGCCCAGCCCATTTCAATGCTCCGCCGTCATTTGTCAAAAATTGCCCAGAATGTCCAGCAGATCCTACACTATCAATAAAACTATAATTTTCCATATTTACGTTATTTACAGCAGAATAATCCGACCAAGTGTTAGGATTGAAACTGACACCATTGACGAGCACATCACTATTCGTAATGAGTGTCTGACTAGGTTCTATGTTATGGTTTATCGTAATATCACCATTTACAACTGACATACTCATCACATTATCTAGTGAATGATTTGCCATATTTACATTCATACTAGCAGCATTAGCACACCACATATAAGCTCCTTGATCTGTTGTAAAAGGAACGTCTTGTGTAATCCCATTAGTAAATTGAACTGCTGATACTTCTATCTTAGATCCCTTCACGGTACGGGCGCTCATGCATTACATAAAGATAAAAATTGATTTAAATTGTATTCTATAATAATATGTAAGAGATGTGGAAACAAATAGAAAACACTGATTACGAAGTATCAAGTGAAGGAGAAGTCAGAAAAGGAGAAAGGATACTTCCTAAACATAAAGCCGGAAAAGGGTATTTTCAAGTCCATTTGGGAGGAAGTAAGGGGAAAAAACACAGGATACATCGTCTTGTAGCACAATCATTTCTTCCAAACCCCGAAGATAAACCTTGTGTAGATCACATCAATCGTATCGTTACAGACAATCATGTAGATAATTTGAGGTGGTGCACCAAATCCGAAAACAGTTTCAATGTCCAAATGAAGGAACATTCTTCCAAATACAAAGGAGTTCATTATGATAAAGTAAATAAAAAATGGAGAGCAGGTGTCAGGTTTAACAATAAACGAAAAAACCTAGGACGCTTTGACACGGAAGAAGAAGCAGGTATAGCTTATGACAACTTTATCATACAGAACATTAAGGATTTTGGTATCCTTAATTTTCCAGAAAGACTTACCCAACAAAAATCTTAGGTGTGGTGACATTACAATAATAGAATGTTGATACACCACCATCAGCCATTACAAACAATTGGCCGCTAGCAGTCCCGTTATATATAGTTTCGCTTGCTGAACCAATGACATTTACTATCAAAGCACCAGAAGTCACATTTGTATTAACAATCGTAACAGGTTGTAATCTCGTGGCAGGAAGTGTCAATGTCAAAAGTGTAGTTCCAGTTCCGGTTTTTGAGACGATAAACTGTTTGGCATCATCAGGGATTGTATCTCCAATCGTAAGTCCACTATAACTTCTCTGATAAAGTCTGTAATTTAGATAATTCAAAGTTCCGTCGATTACAACGCCATCAGGAGCAAGTTGATACGAAGCCAAATTTTCAGCACCGTCACTACCTACATACCAATTTGGAAGATATATCCTTTGCCAAGGATCGGTAGGCATTCCTATAAAAAGTCCGTATCCAGTCGTAGGGACAATGTTTCCTTCACTTACGACATTTCCATCTTGAATTGTCAAGGTAGGAGCAAGGGAAGTCCCCGAACTCTGTGTTGTCCCGTCGTTAAATACAATCGTATCAATGTTAAGAACACCTTTCTCGATAGTTCGAACTGCCATAATTATACGAGAGATAAAAAATATATCTTTTTAAGATTTAAGCCAATCCGTGTTCCTTTACGTATTTGCTGGCAGGACCAAGTTTAAGTCCGTGTTCCTTCATTACCTTCTTAACAATCTCGGCTCTTTTCTTGACACGGTCACTCGCAACTCTTTTCTTCTTTTCACCCATTTTCTTACCTTCTTCGAAGGCGATTTCATGTTCAACTCTATTCTTCTCTTCTTCCAAATTCTTTACTTTCTTAGCTCTTGGCTTTCTTTCTTTCTTTCCAAGAGGCATAATATCAAGGACAGGTTCTTCGACCTTCTTAACAAGAGCTTCAACAGCAGATATAGCGTGTGCCTTCTTATCTTCCACAGGGGCTTGTTTAGGCTTGTTTTTAGAACCCTTTGGTCTACCTCTCTTTTTTTCAGAACCACCTGTGACAGCTCCAACCACAGCCTTTTTAACAGCTTCCTTAGCCACTGGGACAACTACTTCTTTAAACACCTCTTTACCGATGCTGTATAATGTATTTCCAACAAATTTACCGGCAGGCTTAATATAATCAGAATATAATCCAGCACCTTCATCGCATTTTCCACCCATGGCCATCTGTTGTAGCTGTTTCTTGGATAATTTGTGAAGATGAGCGTGAGCGTGATGTTTGTGATGCATTGCGCCGCCAAATTCTTCGTCTTCACTTGAATATTCGCCTTCACTACTTTCTCCGTCACTATCAGATTCAAGGTCACCGCCTTTTGGTTGTTCATACATCAAAGCTCCACCGTGTGCCTTGTGTTTAACACTTGACGAAACCGATCTGTTATTAAATTCCAAAAAGGTGTTAAAATGTTGAGTAGATCCTGAAACAAGAGGATCTTCGAAGAAGGTTTGAGATGGCTGTTGAGAAAAGGGGTGAGCTCCGTTGCTCTTGCGATTACTAAACCTTTTCTGTTGTTGAGAAATAAATTCATTGTTGTGGTATTGAGGGGTGTCCTTAATAAAGGACTTTTTGGAAGCGTTGATCTCGTGTATCATATTTGGGCTCATATAGGAAGTCATTTATAATAAATAAAAAGACAATAAAAATAATTATTTTTTATTATTTCCCTTAATTATGAATGAATCACCAGATGTTGTCTATTTTGATATGATAAGTGCTAATGCATCATCCACCCAAAACACTCCTTATGCTGAATATAACCAAGTTAGAACTATTCCTTATCTTTACAATCCAGATGAATACTATGGAACAGTAGTTTCCTTTAATTTAGATACTGCTGATGTACCAGTTATAACGCCAGCAATTCAACCAAATCAAAGTGATCCAAACCTTACTGAATATGCGGTTACATTGGAATACGATGGCACTATTATTCGAACGTATGTAGAGTTTATCCCTCAAAATCAGATACCAGTTCCACCATTAGGACCATCTGCTTATCCTAATGGTTTGCCTAATAATGATACCGGTTATTATGATATCTATTCCTATCAGTATTTTATGGGTTTGGTGAATACAGCCTTTACGATTTGTTACAACCAATTAAGAGCTTTGGCTCCCTCTCTTCCAGCAAACGGCCAGCCTGTTCTATCATTCGATCCAACCACCAAACTATTTACATTAAAACTCGTCACGGCACAATATGCAGTAGCAGGTGCAATCAACATTTATTTAAACCAATCACTCTATTTCCTCTTTAACTTCCCAGCATTTGATGTTGTATTTGATGGACAAATCCAATCCAAACTCATCGTCAACTCAAATACAGGAACAACCAGTGGACTTAATACATTGGTATCACAAGAAATTTCTTCACTTGATTTATGGGGAACAGTAGAAGCTATTGTTATCACAACATCATTTGTTCCAAGTGAAAGAGTACAAACTGGTATACCACAAGTGACATTTGACCAACAACCAGTCAGTTTCCCTCAAAGCAATTCTACTACTCAAAGGATAATTTTGGATCATAGCGTAAATGGAGCACAATATGATAATGCTATTGTGTACAACCCAACTATCTATCAACTTTTTGAGATGGTTGACCATAACCCTCTCTATCAGATAGACTGGAAATTTTGGTATAGAGGAAGAATTGGAATTCTTCGTCCAATTGCTTTAAGGTCGGGTTCGTATGCTTTTGTGAAGATGGGGTTTTTTAAGAAGAAGTCGAATGCTTTAAGCATGGCAAGAAATGTATAAAAAGTGAAAAAAAACGAAAATTTTATCTCCTTCAAAAGTATAATGTCCCACGCAGATATGAAAACGGTGACTATCACGGATGAGAGAGTAGCGGATCTTACAAGTGAAATAGCTTTTGGCGTATACAACGGGGCTCAGCAAAGCACTTACCAACAGTTTCCTTTTAACAGTGCCAGTAATTCCTCCCTTACGGCAAATATTCAAATCCCAAGTGAATCGATCTGCTCTGATGCGAGAGTTCTTCTTCAATCAGATTTAAATTTGACCGTCAATGCCGCAAATGTACCAACCGGTTCATCTGTTATGCAATATGGTGTCACCGATGCTCTTAACTCTTACCCTCTTCAATCTCTTTTCACGACTGCTTCCCTTACAATCAACAACGCCACCTCGTCAACCAACTATAAGGATGTTCTTCCATTTATCAAACTTTTGGAAGATAAGAAGAATCTTGATAAGATGAACTCGACTTCTCCTGATTTTGTGAATGAGACTTGGGGATCATACAGTGATGCTGTTTTGTCAAACTCTAACCCTATGGGCAACTTGAACGATATGGCTTACGATAATGCCAGAACCCCCAATGGAGCTTATCCTGTGACTATGGTTGTTAATAGATATGTAGCAGGAACTTACACGGATAGTTCCCTTATCTCTACTGGTGCTAACAACACTTGGGTTATCTATCTAACATTTAAGGGCATTACTGAACCATTTTTGGCCTTGTCACCATTCATCAACAATGACTTTAACAGAGCTGGTTTGATTGGTCTTAACAACATCGCAATGACCCTTAACGTCGACTCTGCCTGCTCCAAAGTTTGGACGACTGGTAATATTTCAGCTGGTGGTTCTGGTTGGTCTTCTTACATTACCTCGATCTCTCTTGGTGTTCCTTCTTCCAATGGTCTCGGTTTTACTAACTCCAAACTTCTTTTCAACTTCTTGACCCTATCAGACTTACAATACTCGCAGGTCAGCACCAAGAGTGTCACCAACTACACATCATACGATAGATACATCTCACCCGCCTCCAACTCACCAGTTATGGCGGCCAATACTGGTGGATACAACGTTACATTCCAAAACATCCAGCTATCACAGGTTCCTTCTCTTATGGTGTTTGCTTTGCGTGTCCCTATCAGCTCGCAGAACTGGGCATACACTGATGGGTTTTTGTCAGCATCTACTATAAGCATAACATTTAACAACCAGTCTGGTTTACTTGCCAGTGCCAACATTGCCAATCTTTACAACTTGTCAAAGGCTAACGGAAGCAACCAGTCCTACTATGCTTTTAGAGGACAAGCCGAAGCCGTCCAATCCGGTGCTTCTGTCACTGTTCCTACCCTCGGGTCAATGATCGTCATTAATCCTGCGAAAGATCTATCCCTAAATGGTCTATTGTCTAACGGCTCAATTGGACAGTTCAACGTCCAAATCCAGATACAAGGTGTCACTAACCAGTATCCTTTCCAAGTCCAGCCCGAAGGCATCCTTATGGTGCTCAACGAAGGTTTCGCTGTCACTCAATTAGGCAACACGCAGCTATTCACTGGTGTCCTGTCGAGAGAGACTGTTTTGGAAGCCAAGAGTGAACCAACTGAAAATGTTGTGGATGAGCAGCTATATGCCAGAACCGTAGGTGGAAGAATGCATCTTGCCCAAGTTGGAAAATATATGAGAGCTCATCACAAGAAGCATCACCCACACCACAAACATCACGAACACGCAGAAGGAGGTAAACACATAAGTAAGGGAAAACTTAAACACTTGTTGAAATAATTTATCCGTTAAAATAGGTCCGTAAATTGACGGATAAAAGTATAGCAAACTCAATTATATATAAATAAGTATTTGTCGATTTAGATATTCCATATGCTGAAATATCTAAATTAGATAATAATATCCAAATTAGATATTCTAATAATAACATATATCCAATAAAAGATATTCTATTTAGCATAAATTCCGGAATTTATGCTAAATAGAAAATCCAATAATAGATATTAATATCTAAATTAGATATTCTTTGTCTGGAATATCTAATTCTAATTACTTATTTTTATATATAATTGAGTTTGCTATACATTTAAGATTTTTTATTTTTGTTGTGATGATGTTGAAATCTTGGTTTGTATTTTTTATATACATAATCAAGTGCCGTTTGAAATGGATTTTCTTTTTCTTCCCACTTGGTATACACAAATATAATTGAATGAGGAGATGTGCCCATGTTGTAGGCAGTTTCCTTTAAGTGTTTTAACAAATGAGGAAGATCTATTTTTCTTTCTTCAAACCAGTCGAAGAAGGCTTTTCTTAATTCTGGATCATAGTCTTCTTCATACATACTTTTCCACATACTCTTGGATTTTAAATACACATTTGTATCCAAATATTTTTCGTCCATTTTTATTTATATAATAACAAATCTTTATATCCTTTATATCTAAATTAGTTTAGCTATAACTAATCCAATTTGGTATAATTGTTCAAGATCATATTTACACTTGTTCCCATATTATGGGCTGTATCACGTAATTTTTCTGATACTTCTTTGAACTCTTTTGTTAAGAAGATATTTCTTAACATCGAAGAACCAATGTTGGCACCAAAAATGCGGTTCAATATTTTTGTGATTTGGTTGCTTTTTAACTGATTGCCTTCGAAATCGCATAACAAGAAATAGGATTTCTCTTTCCTTTTAGGATGTAACTTCTTACAATATTTGGATAGAATCTCGAATAATTCGGGAGCAACTGATGTCGTTTGAGTTTCGTATGTTCCACTGGTCTTGTACTGGTTAAATGTAAATGTTTTGGAAGAAAGATCAAAATAGTTGTAATCCTTGTCTACCGGTTTCTTTTCTACTTTCATCATCTGGTAATCTTGATTTCTTCGAGGTTGGTTCAATACATAGAGTGATAACAAAACAAAATCGCTTACTATCTTGAATTCCTTCTCTGTCAGCTTTTTCATCTTCCATATAGGTTCGCATTCTTCCTTCAATTTTTCGAAAACTTCTCTCACTTGATCTTGTGAGATCCAGTTCTCTTTTTGTGTCTCGTTCTTCGTGACATTCACTCTATTCTCATTATTGATTGCCATCATCTTGTCATAATAATATTTGAAAGCATCTTCATAACCTGGTCTGCCTTTTAATGTGGATACGATCGAAATGTAGTAGGTCTTCTTCGTATTTGTCTTATACTTTTCCAACTTTTTCTCAATTTCTTCCGTATTCTTCAAAAAATTATAATTCTGTATCTCTTGATTGCCATTCAACCTCAATACATTCTTCTCGTACAAATCCTGTGAATTCTTTGATGCTCTACCTTTCGTTTCCATTTATATCTAATGTTTGGATTTTCTTTTTAATATTTTTGGAAGAAATTGGTTTAGCTATAATATGGCTAAATTAGTTTAGCTATAACCTCAATAAAATACAAGAGAATACTTTGTTCCTTCCAAATCATCTGTATTCCAATGTTCCATCGTCTTGCCGTCAAAAATTATCGGCGTATATTTCGCATCATATACGATCCCTTCTACTACAATGTTACATCCTGTATAATCGCCAAAAGACACCAATACGCTTTTTCTCGAATTTTTGCTGTCTTTGTGAGGAGGACATACACAATTTTTTAAAAAATGTATAGAGGAGAATTCAAAAGGACAAATGATGTTTCCTATCCTTAACAGCTCTTCATAAATATGAGCATACTTTACCGATGCGGAAGAAAGCTGAATGCCCCCTGTTTTGAATCTTGGATTGACCATTCCAAAAGTTGCGACGTAATGTGGTTTGAAGTTAGCTCTGTATCCTGTTCCCGGACCACTTCCTGATGTTTTTATAAAAATATTTTTGGTCAACATTTTTTTCAAAGGATCAAAGAACGATTCTGGAAGAGATGGAAGAAGCATCACCTTGGGAATTATGCTCTTTTTCATCGAAAGATTTACTATTTCTTCCTTTTTAAACTTTTTCGTCCTTAATCGAAGAAGATGTGGATAGTTGTAGTATAATTTTACACAATGTTTGTAAATCAAATCCTTTATTCTTCCTTCTTCGTTCATACCACCTTGATTCGTCCAATATTTTGTCTTAAATATGAGATCGTTGTTACGGATCACCGATCCATCTTTTTCATAGTATTTTATACTTCTTTCAAAATCTTCCCCTATGCTATCCGTCACAAAAACAGAATTTTTAGATATGTAAAACGCACCTATTATGAAATAGCATCCCGTCTTGTATCCTTCCGTTTTGTTCCAAAATTTGTTAAAAGTTGGTGGAAAACCCATTAAACCATAAGGCGATGATTTTAGATATTCTACCGATTCTTCCAAAATTGTTTGGAGACTTCTTCCTGACTTGATGTATACTTCTTCGATATCATCATCCATACTTATGATAATTTCATCTGGTTCAAAATAATTTGTGATAAAATTTCGTTGATTAGCCAAACCTTTTACACCAATCACAACATTGACATTTGGAAGAGTCTTGTAATCATCGTATTCTTCTTCCACAACAAATACAAAAATATCAGCTTTGACATCTTTTAACACTTTCATCGTTTTATTAAGTATTTGATTCGAACGGCCATAAGATGGGATTGCTATCTTCATTGTAATTCATTAGATTTTATTTTAGAAATTTTGGTTTTTTTATCTTATCCTACATAAATGGATGTTATGTTGACTTCGTCGGATATCAAAAAAATTGCTGGAAATGTGCGGATTGTTCGTTTTGATGAATTGGATAAATATTCATCTATCGAAGGTCTCCTTCCAAAATCAAGAGATTGTTGTATCATCTTTTACGCTACTGAAAGCAGAAATGTCGGTCATTGGTGTGCCTTGACAAGGAATCGTGATCAATTTACTTTTTATGATTCATATGGGAATACAGAACAAGAAGATTACGGATACATTCCTCGCAGTTTGAGAGATGATATCGAAGGTGATACTCTTAAAGAAATGTTAAAAGGACATAAAGTCATACAGAATAGGTTTGATTTTCAGAGTTGGGGGAAATCGAATACTTGTGGACGTTGGTGTGCATCATTCGTCTACTTCTTTAAAAAAGGACATAATTTAGAGAATTTTCAAAAAATTATGAAGAAAGCATTAGATGATAGCGACTTTAAGTCTTATGACGAGTTGATAGTTTATTTGACATCATAAAAAGATATGCGATTTTTTATGATTTATGATGATATTAATGGGACCACGGTACAATATGTGTTGACTGCCAATGTCTGGACTCCGGTCGACGAAAAAGTACCTTGCTGAACCAAGTAGATAGTGGTTTGGGCTGAAAGTGTGAAAATGACATTTCTTCCCGTCCATATGAATTGTGATGCTGAATAAGCAGAACCATTACCGATGGGTGCAACAGTAGCACACTGGGCTGATGCGAAATTGGGAAGATTTGCTATACCACTTGGTGAGGTTGAAAATCCAAAAATAACAGAAGTTGGGGTAATCGTACCGGTTCCTGAACCAACAGTGAACGAGTTTGACAAAGATGCCGAATAAGTGCCCGCTGGGAGAGTAATGGGACTGGCGTAATATGTTCCTGAAACTGCGGTAGGGGTGACAACACTGACAGATTGAACTGGAATAATGTTTGGAACAGCCGTTTGGTTGATTGCTGAACGAAAGGACATATATGATATGGAAAGAAGATTTTTTGTGTTTTTTTTGTTTTAAACCGCCGTATAACTAAAACTGAATGGCTCAATAAAATAGTCTGTATTCATATCAAAGTCAGAACCATCAGCCGTAGCTAAGGCTAAAAAGTTGCCTGTATTATTAAGGTTCAAACAACTAACTAGACATACAAAAGGGCCACCGTCATAGACGATTGCTTGTGCGAAAAAACTATTGACAGCAGGAACAGGCCACGTCCAAGGGCATAAATAAGTTACACTTGTAGCTGATGGAGTAATATTTCCTGTAATGAGTTCAATACCATTTATTGGAATGCGATTGTCGGCAGTAAATGGACCAGCATTTGTTCTAGCAAAAGTGAGTGTTGTTGTTCCATAGATGGTTGTGCTGTGTATCCACATCGTATCAAGAAAAGTTGTGGCATATTCTATAACAGGGCTTAATGATATTTGTTTTTTGGCTTGACCTGCCTGTATAGTAGTTGATGTTGATGTAAGGGTGGGAGTTTTGGGGGCATAAAGAGTATTACCAGTGGCCTGACTTATATAAGTTGAAGCTGCGTTCGCCTGTGTTAGATAGGTCGATGATGCTGAGTCTTTGGTCAAATAGGTTAAAGTTGCATCTTCTTGTGAAAGGTATGTGGATTCAGAGAATACAATTGTAGTATATGTATTGCTTGCGTTGTTCTGTGTTAAATAGGTTGCTGCTGCATTCGCACTCGTAAGATAGGGTGCTAGTATGTTTGTCCCGCCCACCTGAAATTGTGATCCTGCTTGCGGTAGATTGAAATTAGCAGATGAGCCACTTGGATACAGAGTTGCGATTTGTCGAGGGACTACTGTTGACGAGACCTGACTGAATGAGAAACCGCCTGCTCCTGTATTACTAAAATTGGTTAGGTCTGTTTCTCCGAGACTTTCGCTGTTGTTTGTTATTTGTATTCCTTGACTTGTTGATGTTCCTAATGGGATTGTTGTAGGCATCGTTGATTGGCCGATGTTGATGACTTGATTTGAACCGAATGTTTGGTAATTACTTCCCCAGATGTAAGACACATTAGGATCAAATGACCCCCCAGAGCCTCCACCACTAGGAAAACTGACTACGCCATTATCAGCTATGTTAATGGCTACTTGTCCTCCCCGAGACGTAATTTCTGATAGTGCTAATGTTCCTTTTTCTATCGTTCTAACTGACATTATGCTATACAAAGAGATTTTATTTTTGTGATTTTTATAGAGCATAAATAAAAAAATTTACAGCGAGATAAGGTCCAACGGTGCAAATAGCACCTATATTACTATTTGGTTCCACTTCAATGCCAGTCGTTGCATTTCCCGTATTTTGCCACGTTATATTAGTGCTGTATTTTGGAACCTGTGGTGCTCCGCTCGTCACCAGACTATTTTGGTAATCTGCTGCTACTGTATGGTGATGCCCTGGATCGTTGAGAGGATGTGTGTGCCCTATCACCGACGAAGTATAGTATCGTTGCGAGAATGATGCTTCATTATAATCTATGTCTGAATTTGGGAAATTGCACGAGAAACGTGGGAACCTTGTAGGATTTTCACCGACTACGTTCCCGCCGATTGGAAACACCCCTCTCATATCTGGTAAAGCAAATGTGGTCACACCATCTCCACCATAATTTATACCGATTGCCGTGTAAAGTCGTGGATAATCTGTGATATTGAGTAGGCCGCCGTCGCAATACTTGAATCCTTGGGCGGGTATGTTTGGGGATACCGTGACTATGATCTGGCCAGCTATGTAGGGATTTCCTCCTATGGATGATATGTAATTGACGATAGATTCGTTATTTGGAATGGTACGACCTCCTAATGAGACATCACTTTCGTTCGTAGTGCCTCCTTCTCCCAAATCGACCGTGCCGGTAAAAAATGCTTCCGACAATTTAGCAAAGGTGGTTTCGGCTGATGTGATGGATAAATAGGTTGACGCTGCTTCTGTTTTTGATAGATAGGACGCCATGCCTGCGATGGTTTGATAAGTGGCTGATGCTGCTGCCGTTGTAAGGTATGCTGCCATACCTGTTATGGTTTGATAAGTGGCTATCGCAGTGTTTGTCAAAACATACGGAGAAAGATATGTCGGGATTGTCGCTGATG